ATTGAGCTGCTGGAGGGATGTTTGAATATATATTAAAGGCTTCGGTGTTAAAACTATCTACACAATCACCTCTGTACTGACTTAGTGACGCTAATATCATTAACATAGCTTGTATTATTTCATGGTCTACTTCTTGAATAGTTGTAAACATCTTTGTAATAAATTTTATTTTCGTATTTTGATATAGTTCGTCTGCGTCGATAGGAAAATAATTAGAGTCTATAAAAGAAATAGCACTATAATTATTTGAAGTAATTATCTGATAAGTAGATGTGTCTATGTCAGTCCATACACCTGATTTTAAATACTGAAAACTTACCAACGACGAGAAAGGACTTCTCAATAATGTTTTATCCCCACCTACGCAATTTGTTAATAGCTCATAAGTTTTTGCAAATATATCTTTTTTAATAAACTTTTCTATCCAGTTTAATATCGCCATACATAAATAAAAATAATAATCAAATTCATATTCATTATCCGTCAATGTCGTTGTTTGCTTAAATTGAACAGCAACAGCGTCGTAGATAAATGTATATATCTTATATATTTTTAATTCATTTATAGCAAAATTAGTACCGTCTGCTTTTTTTAACGGTATACTCGCTAAAGAACCTATCTTTACAGTAAGCGAAGCCGAGGCGTTTGTAGTATCGGGTATAAATCTTATTCTTAATCCTGCACTATATGACGTAGCATTAGTACCGTCGTATTCTCTTGAATCCAACAAGTACTCATTCGAGGTTAATGCTCCTATATAGAGATTTCCCGTCGCTACAGATATTCTAAGATGTGAATTTATCTGTTGCATAGTCACAGGATTTTTAAATACCCGACTAACCATTTTGTACTGATCAGTCGGGTTAGTTCTTATACTATTAAACATAATCTTATCTTACTTTATAGGTGATAAAGAATGTTATGCTTGTTCCTGTGTATTCAGGGACGCCACAATAAGCATATATAAATTCATTAACTGCTAATTCCTGCATCATCCCTGCTCCTCTTATAACATTAGGACTTAATGCTTCAAGGTTTGTTAATAGTGCATCGTCTACTAGAGCAGCTACATTTATTGTTAACAGTGGAAGACCATAGGCTGCTAATATCGCAACATCAGTACAATCAGCAAAAGTTCCTGTAACATGAGCTGATATATTTAATATCTGTAAATATCTCCCCACTGCACTATTCATTAGAGTAACGCCAGCGTTTAGCTCATCGGCTGTTACGGTAACTTCCTTAACAAAAACCATATCTGATGATACGTCTAGTTCATTTCTATTTATAGTTCCTTTTAAGTTCAATGCGTTATCACCTGTGGCATCAGGCTGATCTATAAAGTTTTTTACTGTGATTTCACTCATCATCTTCTCCTATTAATAGACGGGATAACTTTACATTACCCCGTCTACATTAATTAATTATTAAACTTCTGGTGTTGGTTCATGTAATGCGTATCCTAAAATTGCATCGGCAGAAACATCGCCAGTTGGATCTAATGTTGCAATCAATGTTAATCTTACATAACGTTTCTTACCAACATAACCAATGCTTGAAATACCATAGTCAGATAAATAAGCTCCACACATTGCTTCAGTGCCGATTAAAAATGTATCTGAAACGGCTGCTGCATCTGCAAGAGCAGCGTTGTCACCGTCTTCTACTAGAGGCGTAAATAAGCCGTCTAGGTAATTATCTATTCTTGGTACAAAGGCTATGCCTTGGTATCCTAACGTGTCTATAATTTCTCCAACTACAACGGCAGCCCCTGCGACTACGGTTAAATCCATTGCGTTAACTGGTTTTATAATTGTTTTTAAATCTCTATCCATTATATTATTCTCCTTCTATTTTATTTATTTATTACACATGACAACGTAATTTTATCATAGCTTCTGCAAGAGTTACCTTACCGCCTAAGCCTTTATAAAATATAAATCTAATTTTTCCGCTATCTGCCAATGTATAAGGATCTCTTACCACTGTCATTACAATACCGTCTACCATTGTATAACCACGATAAAAATCTCCAAATATAATTGGATACAAATTAGCTCCCTTGCTGTCAAGATCAGGCATTTCAACATAAGGATAACCATTTAGTGTATTAGGTTTTCCTGCTGCGATACCAGTCTGCCATAAATAATTACCTGTTGCATCTTTTAAAGATCTTAAATAAGCAATTTCAAACCTATTCACACCAAACATAGGTGAATAACCTGTTTTAAGTCTTCCACATATTGTGATAATATTGTCAGCATTATAGGACGCTGCAATACCTGAATTATATGTTGCTACAGATGCGTTTGTTAGAATTCCTTCCATGTCGTTTAATCCAAGACCTGTTAAAAATTCTTGTCCCTCTTTCTTTGCAAATGCTTCTGCTACGTCTTGATTAATTTCGCTTTCCATATTAAAAGCAGCATCGTTAATCATCTCAACAGTGATAGGAACAACCGCAGTCATACGAGGTGCGAATATTTGTTCTTCGCCATATCTTGAATTTTGTTCTGCTGTTACTACGCCTTGTCCTGGTCTGCTTGCTGTTAAAATACTTGTTCTTGTAGGTATTTTAATATATCCCATTGATGTTCTTCTCACCCTTGTGATAGCACGGGCAGGAGTTAGCTCAGTAATCATCTTTATAATTTCTTGAACATATTCAGGAGGTGCTAGAAAACCGCCCTCTACGTTAGAGTCTGTACGAAGGTATTTTCTTTCCTCAGGCATCATCTGTTCTCTGCCTAATTTTGCAAATTGTTCAAACGCTTTATATTCTGCTGATTTATCATCCTTTCCTCTTCCTGATAGATCAGGTCTTGAAAGTAATTTTTCCATAGCAGTAATTTTTTCTTTTAATTCTGTAGCACTTTTACTTTCTTCTGCCATTTTAAGAGTAATATCTTTATTGATTTTTTCATACTCTGCTAATGACGCTTCTAGTCTTGCTACTTTTTCCGCTCTCTCGCTATCTGTTAAAGATTTCTTTTCCAAGGTTTCCCTTAGTTCTTTAACTTCCTTATTCGCTTTCTCAAATAATTCTTTTAATTCTTTTTCGTCCATATTATTTCTCCTTTTTTATTTCCATTATGTTATTCAAATACTTTTTTAATTCCCTGCTAAATATATTCTCATTACAAGAATTGGAGTTCTCATTACAAGAACTTAGTTTCTTTATATTAAATATAATGTCATCAGCCTCTGATTTAGTAAAATGTTTTTTCAATATCTTTGATACATCAGTTATATTCTTAATCTCTTGTATCAAACTCTTTACATTCTCTGTTACTACGGCTTTAGGATTCATCTCAAAAGTTACCAAAGATATTTCCCATACATCAAGTTCTTTTAATAACCTATAGACTACGCCGTTTTCTCCAGTTTTAAATTCTGCCTTTATTGTATTAAAACCTATCGACATTGTATTTATAGAACCAATTTTCATCTGCGGTGCTATTCTTCCACTAACAAAGGTATCATCTTTAGGCATCGACGCCTTGAAATATAAACCTTCTTCGTTTTCGTATGCCTCTGTAATTATTCCTAAAGGTATTTTAGTACCATCGTACCCATGATTCCATAATAATTTTGGGATTCTATTCTTTAATGAGTTAGCAAAACATCCTTTTATACAAACATCGTCTCCTTTGTCTGCGTTATTAAACGTAGCTCCATAGCCTTTAAAATTATATAACTCAACGCCATTAAGTTTATCTTCTTTATATTCAAAAATACTAAAATTTACCGTCTTATATTCTAATATATTATCTTTAGTGACTTTATCTTGATCTTTAATTTTACCACTACTATCTGGCATTAGATTTCCCCCTATATTAATATATATTATAACTATACCACTATTTTTATAAATATATAATTATTTTTATATTAGGATTTATTATTTTTCTGCCTTTGTTATATATAATGCCTCACACCGGCAGTTTATAATATTGCCGATGCTTCCTGCTGGATCTCTTGGGTATTTCAAACTCTCCCTGTCTACTATAAAATATTCTCCTACTTTTATTGGCTCATATTTATATCTAAAATCAGCTTGTGCATGAGCTGGTCTTGTTTTCATATCTAGTTCTGCGTTCCATGTCTTATACATAGTCCCGTGTAATGACAAAGATATAGTTCCAATTAATATTTCCGCTTCGTTACTTTTGTTTAATGCCAATGCTTCTATTTCTTTACTCTCCGAAGCCATAAGTCCTATTTCTTGTTTTGCTATTAATTCACTTCTTGCTATACTTCTGTTATTAAATTCTTTTCTAACCAAGTCCGCAATAGTCGCCTTATCTGCTACCATTCCAGATTCTTCAAGCCTTTTTTTTATGATTACAATCGTCTCATCTATTATAGATTTACTCGTATCTATTATATACTTAGCTTGTTTTTTACTCTGATTTTCTATGAATAACAATAAGGCTGCTGCGATCTCTGCATTTATTTTATTCTTTTCTTCCGCTGTGTTATTAAGATTATCGTCTTTGTATTCTAATAAATCAGAATTTTCTTTTATATCAAGCCTTATGTTCTTTGAGAATATATCGGCGGTTTTTCTATACCATTTTCTCATACATGATATTAGATCAATGTTGTAATTATCTAAATTAATAACCGTACCATAGTGATTATAATAACTTGCAAAGTCTTTTGATATCTTTTTAAACTCGCTTCTCAAATCTGCGGACATCCTATCCTCAAGCCATAGTTTAATTTCTATTGTCTTATATATTTCACGCTGTTGCTTTCTGTTATCTGTAGAGGTTAAGAGTGCCATTTTAACATACTCTCGATTTCTTTTTCAGATAACCCTTGATTTTTAAATTCTTTTTTTAACAGCTCAAGTTCATAACTTTTTTTGTTAGGTTTTATTAAATTATCTCTTGTGTACTTGTCTGTACCTATTGGTATTAAAGCCATTGGCTGATATACAACGTCGCCTTCTTCTCCAATACTCTCTGCTCCATACATGCCTCTGATTTCATTTACTGTAAAACATCCGCTTTCTCTTTTGTCTTTTATCTGCCCTATAAATCTGTCCTTTAGTGCCGGTGTTTCGTCATCTATAAAATCTAGTTCATATCTTGTTTCCTCTTTAAATCTTCGCATATACGCAGTGTTTAATCCGTCGAATATTTGTCTAGTAATTGGGATAACGCAAAAATCATACAGATTCATCTTGTCTGTACTTTTATTATCATAGGTGCTGCTAGAATTATCAAAGAAACTAGAAGGTATCTCAAGATTCTCATATATACAATCTTTTATCATCTTTCTTA